AACTTGTACCGGGAACAATTCTGCCCCGTGCCATGAACAGCCGAGGGCTGGAACCGCTGGTTCCGGCAAACCGTATGGAAGTTTCCCAGTTTATGATTCAGGATATGCGGCATAATATCAGAAAGGCGATGTTTAATGAAACCTTGGGGGCTCCGGAAGGAACGCCTATGAGTGCAACCGAAGTGCATGAAAGAATGGCTGACCTTGCCCGGACAATTGGATCGGCCTACGGGCGATTGCATACAGAATTAACTACGCCTTTATTGCGTCGTGTTGTCCACATCCTGAAAATGCAGGGACGTATTGAAATCCCGATGGTTAACGGGCGTGAAGTAAAAGTAGTAAATGTCAGTCCGTTAGCCCAAGCCCAGCATAATGAGAATGTTGCCCGTGTCGGCCGATGGCTTCAGCTGATGAATGCCGGTTTTGGTCCACAGATGACCAACATGGTTGTTAAAGCTGAAGAAGCTGCGATCTATACCGGACAGCAGATCGGTGTACCGGAGAAATTAATCAGGGACGATGCGGAACGAGCAGAGATTGCCCAGGCTGTAGCGGAAACCCAAGAACTCGCAACCCAGCAACAGCAAGGAGCTTTGTAATGTTAAAAAAGTTATATAAAAAATATGTGACAACACCGCATAACATAAAAACAACAAAATCCCTTATTAGCGAAATTAATAAAGGTAATGTTACGGAAATTAACGTATCAGTGCCGGAATTCGGAATAAAATCTCATCCGTCATTTGTTGGAGAGAATGTAAAAAATTTAGCAGCAAGTTCATTAGCCGCAAATTTAAATAGAGATGACAAAATAGCGTTGCAAAGAGCTTTGAGAATAAAAGGAAAGAAAAAAAGGAAAAAATAATGCCACATCATTATAATATATCAAAAAATAAAACACGTAACTTAATACCGCTTCACAAAGTAAAAAAATTAAAATCATTATTTAACCCCGAATCAATTTTAACAGGTAAAATAAACGATCCAGAAAATACTCAAAATAGAGTTTCACCTTTTAACAAGCAGTTCTATCAAAAACCTTACGGTAGAAAAAAATGAGGAAAAAATAATGGCAAAAGAAAAAAAGAAAGCAAAGAAAGTTTATAAGAAAGCAAAGATGACAGCAAAGAGCATGGGCGGTCTTGTCCCAAGGTCAATGCTGGGTAAAGGGTTTAAAGCTATATGAAGCGGCCACCGGTAGGGATTATCGGGCCAGATGGAATACAAAGAAACGAAAGTGAAGAGAAAAGGATTAACAATGCCTTTGATGTCACGTTCAGGCCGGAATCCGGAAAGGCCGTTATGGACTATCTTAAATCCATTACGATACAGGTGGCGGCCGGTCCCGAAGCTACGGACCAATACTTACGCCACCTTGAAGGCCAACGGTATGTTGTTGGATTAATTAACAAACGAATAGAACTTGGAATTAAAAAAAGAAGGAATGAATTGAATGAGTGAAGACGCTGGTACAGCACAAGAAGCCTCTGGGGAAGCATCATCGGCTCCGGCAGAGGTTGCATCACGTCCTGATTATGTTCCAGAAAAATTCTGGAATGCGGAGTCTGGCGAAGTGCGAATGGAAGATGCTTTTAAATCGTATTCGGAAATTGAAAAAAAAGGACGGGAACGCTCCGACACAATGCGGAAATCTATCCTTGAAGAAATGAACTCGGAAAGAAACGCCAATGTTCCCCATGATGGTTATGAAGCCCGGATACCGGAAAGCATGCAAGAATATTTTGGCGAAGATGCTGATTTTCAGTTTAACGAAAAAGACCCTCTTTTAAATTTCTGGGCAGACTTTGCGTCCCAAGCCGGTTTGGATCAGGAAGGGTTTGATAAAGGCGTGGAAGCCTATCTTCAGGCAAATATGGCAAACCAGCCGGACATGGAAGCAGAGTATGGAAAGCTTGGGGAAAATGGAAGAGAACGTGCCGGGCATGTTGGGTCATGGGCAAAACAAACATTTTCAGATGAAACGTATAATGCCCTTGAGGCATTTGCTACAAACGCAGAAGCAGTCGTTGCCCTTGAAGAGATTATGGCCCTTACGGGTGAGCCGAAGTTTGCCCCTTTTATGAGAGAGACAGGTTCCCATACAACTATGGTGGATGCCCAGCAATTACAAAGAAGCGAAGCATACTGGAATGAAAACCATCCGGACCACCATAAAACGCACCAAAAAGTTGAAAAAATGTTTAAACAGCTTGAAGGACAACGTGCATAAGGATTTTCCTTTTTTCCTCCCAAAATATGTACGTTTATACTCCCTCCCCCTGGCTATTGTTTTTTTGTCAGGGGGTTTTTTTCATTTTGTGAATTGACCAGTTTGCCTTTGGCAAACCAATATGCCGACAAGACAGATGGCCCCTTGCTCCGGTTTGCGACCCCTTTTTGGCATAATCGCAGTTTTCCGGTTAAAGGCCCAACCAAAAGTCGGTTTGGATTAACTTTAAAAACGGAGAATGCAGATGTCTACGTCTGTCGACACAGCTTTTATCCGGCAGTTTGAATCCGATGTGCATGTAGCATATCAAAGAATGGGTTCAAGGCTCCGGAGTACGATTCGCCGTAAAGTACAGGTTAATGGTGAGGATGTACGTTTCCAGAAATATGGGAAAGGTACTGCTTCTACCAAGAGCAGACATGGTGATGTCCCATTGATGAATGTGACACATACCACGGTTGACTGTACCCTTACGGACCACTATGCAGGTGAATACGTTGATTCCCTCGATGAGCTAAAGCTTAATATCCCAGAACGGCAGTTGGCCGCACAAGCTGGGGCCGCGGCTCTTGGACGGAAAACGGACAGCCTGATTACTACGGCTATGGACGGTACAACAAGTACAATTGCACACGGTTCAGCCGGATTAACAAAAGCCAAAGTGCATACAGCATTTGAAACACTTGGCAACAATGATGTTCCAGATGACAACCAGCGTTTCTGGGTTGTTTCTCATCCTGGATGGTCTGATCTTATGGACATCACGGAATTTGCAAGTGCTGATTATGTTGGGCAGGACAGCCTTCCTTACCAGGGCGGTATGATTGCCAAGCAGTGGCACGGCTTTTTGTTTTTTGCTTTTTCTGGTCTTGATATTTCAGGAAGTACCCGTAAAACATTTGCTTATCACACGACCGCAATGGGTCATGGGATTGGTCAGGATGTTAAACAGGATATTACCTGGCAAGGGCAGAAACAGGCATGGCTTGTTGTTAACTCAATGTCTCAAGGAAGTGTTCTTATTGATGCCGCTGGTATCATTGAATGCTCCATTAACGAATAAGGAGGAGAAAATACTATGGCTTATGCTTCTTCTGGATTAGGCATGTTAGCAACGAGTGGTGGATGGACCTTGTGGGTCTATAAAACCACGGATGCAATTGCTACTATTAATTCGGCCGGTTATTTTACGGGCGATGCGGTAAACATGCTTTCTGTTCGTGACATGATTATTGTCGTGGATACGAATGCACCAACAACGAGTTTTGTAACAGTTCTTTCCAACGATGGCACGACTGTCGATGTCTCCGATGGAACGGCCGTTGCTGAAACTGACTCAGACTAACCGGATAGGGGGCTTTTGCCCCCTTCCTTTTAGGGATTAATAATGTCAATTAATGACGTTGATGTAACAATTGCATCCAGAGCCTTAAATTTAATCGGGGCAAATCAGATTTCCTCTTTTACGGAAAGCTCTACGGAAGCAAATGTTGCAAATAATTTATATACACCAATTATTGAAGGGGCTTTAACTTTAACACGCTGGCGTTTTGCAACCGGCCAGCAACAGTTATCGAGACTTACAGCGGCTCCCGTATCTCGTTGGGATTCTGCTTATCAGATGCCGACATCCCCTCCTATTCTTTTGCTCCATGCGGTAACGGTTAATTCGAATCCCATTGAATACGACCGGTATGAAGACAAAGTATTTTGCAATGCGGTAGAAGATGACACGGTAGTTGCCGATTATTTATATCGACCGGAAGCCCAGTATTGGCCTCCCTATTCTT